TTCATAATATCCACATGGTGTTGGAGTTCTCGACCATTTACTTTTATCTTTAAAATATTCTAAAATATTCTCATAAATATTTTCTTTTGTAGTTTCTTGAATTCCTTTAGTACCTACAGAACTATTAATTTCCAATATATAAACATTGTCTTTTTTATCTTTTATAAAATCAACCCCAGTCCAAGTTCCACCAACAGCCTTGGCCGCTTTTAAGCAAATTATCTTTTCGTCTTCTGATAATTTATATGACTTTACTTCTCCACCTCTTGAATAATTACTTCTAAAATCACCCTCTGCAACATCTCTACGCATTGTTGCTAAAATAGTATCACCTAATACGTGTACTCTGACATCAAAATCTGCTTTAATATATGACTGTAAAAGCAATTCTGTATCTTCATTAATCTTCCAAAGTAATTGACAGGTAGAATCGAGAGACCTTCTTGATTCAATAAACAATACACCTACACCTTTAGAACCACGCAAAGTTTTTAAAATTAATGGATATTTCTCTCCGACAATTTCTAAAGCCTTAGGTATAGTCTTTTCGTTTTGAACCAATGCAGTCTTTGGTGTTGTTAAACCAACATCAGCTAATCTTAATCCTGTTCGATATTTATCTGAACAAATTTCCATAACTTGTCTTTGATTAACACAACAAACTCCTGCTTTTTCTAATTGTGAAACTAAGTCTAATCGAGAATCTGCAAGATTAACAGAACCTCTAATAATTGCAACTGTATTCCTTGGTTCTATTTGAAATACTTCGTCATCATCTTCATTATATATTTTGTAGATTGTTGGATTTGTATTTTCTAATTGAATTGAGCCTGATTCTGCATGAAGAATATAAGCAGGAATATTCATGGCTTTTGCTTGTTCTATCAATTTTCTACCAGTGTAAAATTCCTTATGATATTCGGGGCTAGTTGGTTGAGTACTAACTATCAATAATTTATAAGAAATGTCTTTTTTAGTTGCTTCCGTCAACAGATTTTCAAAGGATGTATTGACCTTTATGGATTTCTTTAACTCCCTTAGTTTTCTCATGGGGTATCACTCCATTGTGGAATTCCAGATATTTTACCTGTATCTGGTACAAGACCGTGGTATTGTTGGAATCCTTTCATCATCTTACCTCTATACTAGAATTATCTAACCCGACCATTACGCCAAACAACTTTTTCCTTCTTCGTATCGAAGATGTAAGTATTGCCTGCTACCTTTTCCTTTAAGGAGCCAGCATTTTCTTTAGCTTCATCATACTCATGAAACTTGCCTAAGGTCTTCCAGTACCCCTCCACTTCTCCAAAGACTATATATTGTTCTTTGTGCCATGTTTTGGTTACATGGGGTCTACCGTCCAGATACTTCTCTAAATATGTTTTGAATGTTTGCATTTTTATTCTTCTCCTTTTGAATTGAAATTAAATTATGACCAACCCTTTTGTACGTTGGGGCTAAAATTCGCATGACTAAACTCCATACGATCCACCAGTTTAATAGTATTTCCTCCAATACGGTCGATTGCTACAAATCCCTCTTGTCCCGTGGCTTGATACCCATTATCCGTCAATAGGAAGGTATTTAGTTGTTTCACCGTGTCTAGCTTGCTTATTAATAGGTTCTTCGCTGCAACAATAACGTTCATCATGTCGAATATCGCCTTCAAATTGGTCTTGTTTGTCTTAGTAAAGAACTTGATGACGTTCTGTCTCTGTGTCACTTGTGTTGCCTGACCCCTTGGAGTTGACCGTTTGGCTGCCTCTCCCTTATAAAAATTGACTATATATGCTATCAATTCATTAACATGTTTACTTGTATTTGAGATGGGTTGCTGTGCTCTTATCTTGAGGTTATTGAAGGTCTTAATTTTTTGTAACAACACCGGATCCTCAGCAATACCATTCAGGGTGCTTGCATCAATCTTCTGGAATATTTTACCAGCCGTTGAAAGAATACGAGTAATCTCTTTTGTTTCTGCGGCCGTCATCGTTGCTAACCCAGATTGGTCTTGGTAAGTAGCATCGGTGAACCATACAGACTTTGTAGAGGTTAATGAAGATGAGATGTCACCACCAAGTGATGCTGACATACTCTCAAAATCTGTACCACTATATGTGGTGTGCCAAACCACACCAATTTTTGAACTCTTGATTTTTTGGGCCAACGGAACATTAGTAGGTACAGCATAGACTATCGTATTTGGGTGAAATGTGAGGTAGGATTGTCCTTCAAAATTGACCGTTTTAAGGTCACTCTTGGTATACAACAAATCACCTTGAATAATGCCTTTGATATCAAGTTTCGAGAATTCGGCCAGTGCAATTGTGAATTTGGCAGCCAAAGCGCCTGAAAGTCCACTCTTTATGTCTGCATCGGTCTTGAAAAGTTGTGGAGTTTTGTTGAAGATGCCCTTCTTTGCAACGAAAAATTGACCATCATTCGGGTCTATTCCTGCAAATATAGCAGGGGCACCATCCCACTTAACTGTTATGTCAACACTTTTTTTAGAGTGACCAACAAGCATATCCCTGATTGCCCGTAAGAAGTTGATTGTCTGTCTTGTACCATCAACACCACCATTAAGAACGTTATCTTCAAGGTGTTCCATGTGGATGTTCTTATCCTCTATTATAAACGTATTAAATGACTTCATTTGACTGTCCGGGCTGAGGTTTCATAGTATTCAAACTCTCTGGTCTGAACCAGTTGTGTCAGGTTGATGATTTTTCTTGTATCGGAATTGAGAAAGTGTCTTGTATCACGCATGGACCTTAAAGCCCTTTCATCACCCCGTTGATAGGCCCTCTTAATGGTATCGTTGATAAACTCTAACCTAATTTTACTTCGTGGCACAATATCAAAAACCGCACCAGATGCAATCATAGACACTATCTTAGTGATACGTTTCTTCTTGGTTTTGACAAACGTTTTGAAAAGTTCATCTAAGTTTAGTGTTTTCATGATAACTCCTATAATACCTTATTTATAACCATAAAAAAACCTTAACCGATGTATATCAATTAAGGTATGGTGGAGGTGACCGGACTTGAACCGGTGACCTCCTGCTTGCAAAGCAGGCGTTCTCCCGCTGAACTACACCCCCATTATGGTGATGGCTCCGCTGAATACAAGATTACGGGCCAATCTTGTTTGTATGTCTTATTCATACTGTCTGTAACTACAACCTTGAATGTGCCTCTTGTTTCTGGTCCATAATAGAATCGAAACATAGGATTTTCACTTATTGAAATGTCACTATCCACACTAAAAATCTTCCTACCACCACGGGTCACCACAACCGAATCGACATAGTGAGCAGGGATAAACTGACTATTCACTTGGTCCATCTGTAATCCTGAGAAATTGGGATGCCTAATCATCAGTTGGGACATACCCAGTTTGGGTCTTTGTAGAGCAGCACTTGCTCTGGTAAGGTCAAAGAATTTCATTTTCATTTGACCAGCTGTATCTTGTGCTTCTTCCATCCCACTGAGACCAGGCACACTACACCCCCCTGAGGCTTTGATAAACTTTGTTGACATAAAAAGACGGCCATCGTTCATTTGAGCGATGGCACGGACTTTGGTGTATGCATTGATGCGGATTCGTGTATCGACACTAGCAAGACCAGAATCGGGTGTGAAATGGAATACCGCTGCAATGGGGGAGGGATTCTGGTCTATCACAAGGGTAATGGACTCGATAAATGTTTCTTTGGTCTGTATCATACCAGCTACTATGCTAACGGGCACCACAGCGGCATCCATCGCTCTGTAGGGGGTATCTAGGTGAATAACACCCTCACCGTCATTGATTATCTGTTCTTTCTGGTAACCATTATCATTCACTGTTGCACCATAAAGCATCTCACGGATGTCATTCCAAGCATCATGGTTGTAACCTGGACCTACATCGTCCTCTGGGTTTCTCTCATCATCTATTTCCCAATACTCATAGTTTTCCCAAGGTACTTGAGCAGCCTTAGCAGGAGACAGTATCATAAACACGGCTGATAGGGCAACAACCAATTTCTGTAAGATAAAGGAGGGGGTATGTCCATTGAACGCACCACCGTTTTCTAGAAACCTTTTTCTATTTTTTGCTTCTTTCTTACTGTTGTGAGATGAGATGTTTTGTCCAGAGGTGACCTCAACGACATGAAACTTGTTGTGAAACTCTTTGATGAGATACTTACTCATTATATTTTCAACTCCTTAAACTTCTTTTTCTTAGACCCTTCATCTTCTTCATCTTCTTTCAACCTTCTACCAAACGTGGTCTTATCCATGACAGGTTCGTCTTTCATTTTTGCCCAATCAACTGATTTGCCCTCGGTCTCCGCTTCACTAAGGTTATATAGCCTCATTTTTGAAGTGTCAATACCTATCATAAACCTCTTATATACCCCTTTATCCGCATACCTGTTTTTCAACTGTTTGACCATCAACTGGTTTAGTTCTTCCAACTCCTCTGTGGTCACCAAAGCCACCATGAAATCTGCTGTTGCTGGTAAACCGAAGGACTCCGCTGTGTCTGTCATGTCTGGGTCACTACTGGAAAACCCTGGTCGGTTCAGCTGTGTCGCACTGATGATGGGAACGTTATGCTCTACAGCCAACCCCCTCAATTCTTCTGCGATTGATTTGATGTAACTGTAACTATCGTAGTTGTTCCCTTTCAATCTCATAGAGATGCAGATATTTATATAATCCACGTATATGATGTCGGGTACAAAGTTCTTTTTCATCTTGAGTTCGTTCAACAGGAACCTAAAATGCCCCACACCCGCAGTAGCAGTAGGGTACTCCTTGATAATGAGTTTACCGGACGTACGTCCTTTCAGTAGATTAATCTTCTTCTCAAACTGCGCTTTAGGTAGCAAGGGAACGTCATTCAAACTAACGTTGAGAGTGTTTGCATCAATACGTTCAGCAATTCTCTCCTCCGCCATCTCCAGCGTGATATACAGCACATCCTTACCATCCAATAAGTTTGCAGCAGCCATATGACACATCGCCAATGACTTACCTACGTTAATACCAGCGAGGATGATGGTTAGGCTTTTCTTGGCTATACCATTGTTGGTGATTTTGTTGAAGTAATCCAGGTCAAACGGTACCTTCTCCTCTTTCCTGTGGTAAAAGTCGAACCGTTCCTCTACATCACCAAAAAAATCATGTCCAATATGGCTATCAAAAGACACAGATAAAGCATCACTGAGAATGACAGGAATAGAACCTTTAGATTTTTTCCCCGATTTGTCGTCCAGAATCGAAATCGACTCTCTAATCCCATTGTAGATAGCCTTCTCTTGGCAAAACTTTTCTGTATTGTCAAGTAACCACTGGTCATCAGTCTTGTTATCAGTCGCATATAGTTTCCCTATCAGTTGTGTCGTCTTGTCGAACTCCTGCTCTGACAAGTACTTGTTGCTGTCAATCTCAATTGTCAAGGATTCCTTGGTCGGTATGTTGTTATACTTTAGAAAGAAATCGTTGACAGCATTGAACACCTCTCGTTCAGTGTTCTCGTCAAAGTATTCTGATTTCAGGAACGGCAACGTCTTTCTGACGTAACCTTCGTTCATCAACAAGTTTCTTAGGATCAATTCTTCTATCTTTACCATCGTACCTCTTAATGTACACTGGGAGGCGGTTCTTCTGCCGCTTCCTCATGTTCAATTAGGTCCACAAGTATATCACCTAACAGAGTCCGAAACGCTGTGTCATCCTCTGTTAAGACTACACTCAATGGATTACGTATTATATCGTATGAGAAGCTCAAAGTCAACCCCTTATCTTCACCTTCTTCGTGCATACCTACCTTGTCATACCTGATAACAAGCCCTTCGTTAGGTGGTTTCAACAGTTCAATGCCCCACCACCTATCAAAATCTACAATGATTTCTACCAGTTTGTAATCTACGTTTTCTTTAGCCATCTGTCTACCTTATAATGTCAATGTTTTCATCATCGCTCCATAGTTCTAACTCGGTTCTTACCCTATCCTCACCGGCCAGTTTACTATACCGTTTTTCTGCCTTGTTTCTCCACCACTCGACCACATTATCCAGAGCATATTTGTAACTGTTCTCGGCAGGCACCAGCGTCTGTGTTTTCCCCGTCATCACGTCCACCACGTTCTCATACCCATATGAGGACATATAGAATCTCTTTTGGTTGGTCATGCTCTGTGCTTTGGTGATGCTGTCCGTAAATAGTTTCAGTTGGTCTTGGTTGTTATGGTTACTGAGAGAATTCTTGAGAATGGCTATCATCTTCATGTGTATCTTCAATTTCCGTGAGGCGGTTACGATACCTTTTGGGGTGTGGGTGGGAACGAGGGGTGTCCCATCGTTTTTGGAGGTGAACCACTTGTTTAGGTTTCTGTATCGGTCATCATTTAACAGTGGGGTAAACTTGCTGTCTGTCAGTCCCTTATACCTCAGAAACGGTTTCAGACCGTCATACTGTGAGCAGGTTTTGAGGTTACCATACAGGGATGTCGTTTCAAACAGACATATCTCTGAACCGTATTTTTGATTGATGTGTTCCCTGATTTCGTGTGTGCAACACATCAACGCTAACAGTTTACCACCAAGATAGTTGAAACCGAAGGGTTGCATCGGAACGATGATGAAACCCATGATTGCGTGTTTGTTTAGGAGCTTCAGGTCAAGGTTACCACCAAAGAACTCGTTTCTCGGTTTGGAGTTAATCATCGGCGACCCTAACCTGATAACACCACAGATTTTACCTGTGGTGGTTTCCTCTACTACAATGATTATCCTTTTGCCGACCATAGCCCTCTCTGTAATGTGTGACGTTGTAAGGTCTAGAAGGCTGTCATAACTCTCTTGATTATAGTTGTAGTGTAATTTGAAACCCATATCCTTTGGGTTCAAGGAGAAGTCATCAAATATGTCGTCCTCGGGCGCACACCCAGGCAGAGTGGACGGCGTTTTCAATTTTGCCGTCGCCATCCTTTGCTGTTTTATGTCTCTTTGATAGTCATCAATCCTGTCATACTTCTCGAAGAAGTTAATGAATATCTCAGACGCATAGGTAGCATCACTATTCGTTAATATCAGACCCATATAGAAATTCTTTCGCTGCTGCTTTTTCCAATTTTTCCATCACCTCTTTTGTGAAGTATTTCTCAGGCTCCTTATATATGGCTTTTCTAAACTTTTTCGTGCCATCAGCCAATTCTATTTGTGTGGAAACCCCTTTCCAGATGTCATATTTGACAGCAAGGTCAATTAGTCCATAATATCTGTCTAATCCCTTGTCGTATGTCAGTTTTACCTCGACTTTAGAGTTTTCTTTGGTCAGTCTACCCTTCTTGAGTGTACAGGTGATGATGTGTCCTATCACATCCGTACCATCTTTTTCTTTGCGTCTTGAGAGGAAAATGATGTTGGACGCAGCGAATTTCAGACCACCTCCACCACCCATTTCCTTACTTGCATACATCTGTCCCATCTGTACATACGTGTGGTTCGTGACCAGCAACGGCACACCAAGGGAACCTAGTTTGAGGGTGAGGACACGGAAGGTTGCTTTTGCAATCGCAGCCCTAGTCATGTCCTTCGTTTCTGCACCAGCAGCGGTGTCTTCGATTTCTTTTGAGGTTGAAAGCATACCGAAACTGTCTAGAACTAAGAGCATCGGTTTGCGTTCATCTTCGGCCATGGCTCTGTAGTTGTCAACAATCTTGAGGGACTGGAAACGGAATTCCTGAACGGTCGTGACAGGGACAATCAACACCCTCTTGGTGTCAACACCCCTGCTTGCTAACATTTTCTTAGAGATTGCAGACTCAGACTCGAAGAAAACCACTATCGCATCTGGGTTTTCATCAAGGAAATGCTTGCATATGCCCAACACAAAAAAGGTTTTGCCTGTCGATTCCTCACCAGCAATAGCGCCGATTCGGTTATCGGGAGCCCCTCCGTAGAGGGACCCCGACAACATAGCATTAAGCATGTAAGAACCAGTGTCTAAAAACCCTGATACATCACCTGCTGTGATGCCTTCTGAAGCCAATGCAGCAAATTCGTTAGCTAGACCTGTTTGTATAACTTTGAAAATGTCTGTCATGTACTATCAATGCCATTTATTGATTATAGTGAAGTATAACATCTTGAGTAGTAAATGGCAAGTTAAAAATGTTACTTTCGATGTATTTTCTTTCCATGAACATCAATAGTAAAGGCGTCTTTAAGTGGATCATCTATTTCTTTGATATCAGTAAGTTCACCATCCGGAAACCTTGATATAACATCTTCTTCCGAATCACCATAGGCAAAAGTTTCTATAGTCTTGTTTTCTAATGTTAGAGTAAATTGATAAACCTTTAACATTTTTTTTAGTCTTGGATTGCGTGGATTTTTTCTCTTAATATCAAGTGGTCCTTGATAAAAATACACGCTGTTGGGTGTTCTGGCATGATCCTCATGTCATCATTACCACAGATATGGTCAACTTCCCATGCCAACTGGTCCTTGAATTTCTCACTATATTCTTCTAGGGGACCTAGTTCTGTTTCGGTTCCAATGCCTACGGAAGTCAAACTACACCCTGTAAGAAAATACAGTAATAATACAGCCAAACCAGTCCACATAGCAAAGTTCAATAAAACGATTTGTGTTTTTGTTTTCATCATATCTTATCCTTGTCTCTAATTACATCACCTGCTGATTTGTCCCTCAATTTACTCTTGAGTTTCTTACCAGCCTTATCGGCCTTCTTGCGTCTTTTCACCGACTTCTTGACTATCTGTGCCTCCTTCGCCCTCTTGCCACCAACATATGCGGCCACATATGAGAAAGCCTTCAGTATAGGACCAATAATCTTTGATAAAAGACTTACTATTGCTGCCCATGTCATTATGTTTTTACTCCTACATTAATGATTTCTAGTTCACCATATTTATCTTCTACTAACGCCGTTGTGTTGGTGAACCAATCCCCGTCATTTGCATATATGAACCCGTCTATTTCCTTTATAGATGGATGATGTAAATGACCAACAACGACGCCGCTAAGATTCTCATTACGATATTTAACACCGGCAATAACCATTTGTGCATAATTGTCTGAGATGTCCTCTTGTCGTTCTGACGTTAGGTATAACATAGATAACGACCTATATTTCTTCCCAAAAATCCTACGAAGCCAATTGTAACAGTTGTTAAACCATAATGTGAATATGTAATACTTGGTTGCCCATGCGTATTTGACCATATCGTTGTCAAACTCGTCCCCATGAGTTACCAGTATCCGTTTTCCGTTAGCTAATGTGTGAATGTGTTCCTTTTTTAGTTCTATACCACCGAAGTTAAGACCTATGAATTGTTTGAAACCCTCATCATGGTTACCCGGAATGTATATAACTCTCGTTCCCTTTGCATCTAATTTCATCAGTTCCATAAAGACCTTATTATGTTCTTTCGGCCAGAACCAACCAGCCTTCAGTCTCCACATGTCAATAATATCACCACATAAAAACAGTGTATCACACTTCATGTTATCTAGAAAATTCAATAACTCTTTGTGCTTGCTTGCCAACGTCCCTAAGTGAACGTCCGAAATCCATACTGTTCTATACTTACGCATATATTATAAATACCTTTTATGCCAAAAACAACTCTCAGATACGATATCCAATCATGGTTACTTAAAAAATTTGCACACATCAAAGTGTTCAAGTACCCCCTATTTATTACTTATAACCCCACCACATTCAAATTAAAGAGTGATTCATACTATGCCGTACGTAAACTCGTCAAACCGGGTGATATACTGTTGCGGGGTTATGATTCCTATCTGGATGGTTATTGTATCCCTGGTCTATATAGTCATGCTGCAATATATGTCGGTTGGTCCCCGAATGGTGGGTCTGCTGAGAACGAACATATCATCCACGCAATGACACCCTGTGTCCAATATACCGACTTGGTTCAATTCATGCGGTGCGATAGGGTGTGTGTCGTTAGACCTACGGTCAATCCAAAACTCAGAGACCTTGCAGTTACAAAAGCTATATCTAAATTAAACGTTCCCTATGATTATGATTTCGTTTTTGATACAGACAATCCCAACGACAAGGACAGGTTGTTTTCCTGTTCTGAGTTAGTATATTACTGTTACAATCACGTATTAAAACAATTAGGATGGAGACTCCATGAAAAAAATTATATATGCATTAGCAAGAAAATGTTTACCCCTGATAATTGTCTTCCAGTAGAAGGTTCAGCGTCTGAAATCGTCTGGCAAGGCTAACACTGAGATTCTTCACCCGACCCTGGATTATGGGGCGGGACTTTAGACTTCTTAGGTTGCTTCTTATAGGTTTCCTTGTGCCAAGGGTATAGAGATTTAGGTTTACTCTTAGGTGCAGGTGCCTCTGGTTCCCTAACCCCTCCAAGACTACCAACCTGACCAAACAAACTCATATTCGCAGCGACCAACATAAGAATCGCCAATGGGTCAAAGACAAACACCAACGCAAGGATAACTGCCCTGACACATTCGTCTAGGAAATTGTTTGCTTGGTCACCATAAATCAACGCAGCGATATATTTGACAGGTCCAATATCGGCCTCTAGGTTACGCACCTTCTGCTGTAGTGGGAATTTCTTGTCAACCAAGATGTCAATAGCACCCTGAGCATCGGCAATTTCTATGTTCAACTCATCACGTTCCGGCTTCTGGTTCTTTCTGGTCGCAATCGCACCACCCTTACCTCTTACACGATCATAACTCAACAGGACTTGGACGGAATCGTCCAACTGTTGTATCACCAACTCAGCATCACGTATCCGTCTGTTCTCTCTTGTGATTGACATATCAATACGTTCAATCTTTGCTATCATCTCATCACTGGGTAGTGTCTGGTCTAGATGGGCTTTCGATAGGAACCCAAAGATGCCCATGCTTGTGATTAGCATCAGCATGACAACAGCCGCAGTTAAATACGTCTTGAGTAGCTTCGGTACCTGTTTCCAGTTTCTATACAACCACGAAGCAGTCACCAACTTACCGACTTCCAACACAGAGCCCATGATGATAATGGGTATCACTGCTGCGGAAAAGATTGCAGCAAGACCGACGATTGAATACCATGCAGCAACGATTGAGATTGCGATGGCTGTAACTAAAGTTAATATGCCTAAATTTCTATCTACACGAAATGACATGTTTCCTCCTAAATTTGTAACACGTTTCTCTTTTCAGCCTTCCAACCAACGGTATCCAAAATAATCTTCAAGGGCTCCAAGAATGTTTTTGAGAATTGCATATCGTAGTCTATATATTTCCCCAAATCCAACTCTCTTGGTAGAATATCAATAATCGCAAACACATTGTCCTGGAAGATATTTGGTTCCTTCATATAACAAAATTTGAGGCTGTCTCCTTCTTGTATATACGGATATTTCCTTTGTAGTTTGTTTTCCTCGACCAAATTATTATAGATGAGGGCACCCCTAACATGTATGGGGGTGCCTTTCTTGCAAAGGTCCCGTTCACCCTTATATTTATACAAACCGGTGACGCCTCTGGGGAAAGCAATGTCTTCAAATTGAGACCCCATGAATATCGTCTTAAACTCCTTGATGTGCTTTTGTAGGGTTTCCTCATCCTTCCTGAGTATGATACCGACACACTCCCTTAGTGAGTCCCGACACAGTTCAGGGGTTGACGACTTGACAATCTCCAACCCCTTGACCTTCAGTTTTGGTTCGTTTAGTCTTGTACCTTCATCATCATATACATTCAACGCATACCGTTTCTTGGCAGTCCAGAAACCCTTGTCTGCAATTACCTCTCGCTTCATGAACATTTTCTGTTCATATGCGTTCATGGTTACAGCAAGATCCTGATAACATTTATCAATATATGGTTCAATTTTAGTCTTACAGATGTCATCAAGGAAGGCGACAATACTATCCGCATTATCTGCCTCCTCCGTATACATCTTACTAACCAACTGATTAAAATTAATGTATAGTGAATCCGTATCCGATGCAATAACATAATCTACATCTCCTTCTGTGGTTTCTAAAAGTTCATTGATATAGAAGTTTACCTTATCAGCAATATATTGGATGGCGAGTTGACCCGATAAGGTCACTGCTTCCGCAACACGTACATCATAAAACCTGAAATACTCGTTACCAAGAGCACCATACGCAGAGTTCAGCTGAACCTTCTTCGCAGTTTGGAAGGTGTCATACTGAGAAGCCTCAAGTCTCTTTTGGGTCAGTAACTCTCGTAGTTCTTCTGTTGTTAAGGTTGCTAAGTCATTCATTGTGCTGGTGTCATCGTTATGAGTAAATCAACAAGGGCAACGACGGTCAGGAAACCGAGTAAGAACATTAGTGGTATCAATAGGTATTTCATGTCCGTTTCTTCAACTCCTTCTTAATGGATTCAATGTCTTTGTAGGCTTGGAGCATCTTCTTCTTTGCTCGTGCCCGGTCATTGAACATGGTTTCAATAATTTCTGGTAGAAACCCCTGCTTAGATTTGTCAAAATAGTATCCGTTCGCAGCTAAGGCATACTCTGTATCATTCTTAACCTTACCACTGATTACGTCCTTCACCTTAATGTGCTTATCAATATGTATGTCTTCAATGATGGTTTCTGGGGACAAATTATACTGCATGTGGAGGTGAGGATACAGACTCACCAAGTCGAAACTAACAATCCATTCGTGCATCCCCACCTGTGGGTCCTTCACGTAAGCACCTTCATATGGATGATTCTTGGGGGTTTTCTTCTTCTGTGGAACGACAATTTTTCTGTCTAGAAGGTAGTTGTGGATGATTGTGTCCCACAGCCTGATTTGAGTGAACACATCTGAATAGTTGACCTTTGCGTCATATGCTGCGGTCAATACGAGGTCGATGAACCCCCCTTTCTGGTCAATGCGTTGGACCAGTCGGGTGTCATGGATGTTGTAGTCAATGTATTTCTCGAAATTCTTTTCATATAGGTCATACAGGGTTCGATACTCCGAGTAGTCTATCTTCCTCTCGTTTAACTCTACATGGGCAATATAGTTCAGTTTGTATGACTCTCGTTTTTCTTGGGTGAACTTCTTATATATCTCCAACATGTCCAAGACAGCGATGCCTACAATGTCGAACAGTTGTTGGGTTTTGCCCATGATGGTTGTGGTTCTGTCGGTGAACAACCCCCACGGCGAGAACGTTTTAGCGACACGCTTACCTAGGATGTTGGTCGTCCTGTTGATCAAATAGGGAATATCGAAAAACGTGATGTTCCATCCTGTGACCACATCGGGTTTAATCTTGTTCCACAACTTCAGAAATTTTAGTATCAGGTCTTTCTCGTCCTTGCACTTGAGGTACTTGACGTTCTTGTCCTTCGGTGTGTAGTCCCCACAACTGATGGCGTAGAACACGTTGTTATACTCCAGTGTAATCGCAGATATCGGTGCGAAGGCGTCTGTGGGTGAGGGGAACCCATCGTCACTTTTCACCTCAATGTCAATGTTCGCAACACGTATGAGTGATTTGTCAAAGACGACCTTGCCCGGAAATTCTTCGTTGAGATACGTGTGGGTAAATCTAAAGTTCCCATAGATGTCAAAATTATTAACACCCTGGTATCTCTGTACAAACTGCTTAGCGTCCCGTATCGTCTGAAACTTTTTGGGTTCGACGGGAGCGTTATCTAAGGTTTTGTATTGGGACTCTAGGTCTTTTGTGGGGATATAGAGGGTCGGTGAGTATAGAACTTTCTTGAAAAACTGCTTCCCATTGTCATATCCACGTACCAACACATTATTACCTACGGCATGGGCATTTGTATAGAAGTACATTATGTGATGAGTTCTGGTCCCACCGTAAGTAACCCACTACCAAAGGCTTTGCTGTAATTGTTTTCTAGTTCTGTGACTGGAAAATACACATACATCACTTTATCCCTACCAATCGTTATCACATTTTCTTTGCTCATAGGTGCACCTGGAACCATGGCAAGTTGAGGTTGACCAGTTTTACCTGAAACCATCTGAAACGCAGCTGGTTTCTTTATTCTGTATGTTTGGTCTGTTTCTGTGACATCACCGATAATTTCCTCACCGGTCACCAATCTTACTACTTTAACGGCCATATTCTAAACTCCTGTGTTACGTTCATTTTCTAAGTATAACACAAGTATACTGAAAAGTCAACTCTAATTATTCTCTCTTATAACAGTACCATCTGGCACATTTTTGGGGCAATTACTGAAAAACCTAATATACTTCTTTCGCATATGTTTGATAGGGTCGGGTCTCATCTTTTCCCAAAGGTATTGACCACCTAATATGTATGCTTCTTTTTCTCTATGCCTATCACATTCAAATGAGGCTCTAGTCTCTCTCTGAACGTGGTGAACCAACTCATGTAACAGTTTCTCCCGATCTTGATATTTGTCGGGATTAAACGTGTCACTGAGGTAAATGGTTTTTGTGTGTGCGTCATACAATCCAAAAAATTTATCAACGTGAGTCTCTTTCAATCCAGAATAACCCGGGTGATTTTTTGTTGCTCTCTCATACAATTCCTGTTGAGGTACTAGCACAACGTTTGGGTCGTCTAAATTTTCTGTGATGTAGGGAGTATGTGTGGAAATCCACACAAACAGCAGTGCTATTAATTTTTCCATCGGCAAGCTCTTTCGTTCTTTAAGCCCTATGAAGATGAACAGCCAGAAAAGCAGGGCACTATTTTAACGTTTTAATATTTTCTCCTAATGGGTTGTTTCCATCCCTTCTATTTATACTCTATTTATACACATTACATCAGAATATGCTTATGGAAACGGCATATGATAAGAACGTAAGGATAACCAAATTCCTTCTCAACCGTTCCTCCGCAGGCGTTATTGGGTTACGGATGTGAGTTATACTTAGTGCGCCTGGAAATACTGTTTTCCTCATTTTGATGGTCTCGTAAGTACAACAATATTATAACCCTTATCAATTCTCAAATACCGCATCTGTGTTTGTTTAGCAATATCTACCCATGAAGTTGGTGTTGTATCAAGTTGTGTGTTGAAATTGATATATGTTGTGGGCAAGTCAACGGGGGTTGGTGCTTCTTTTAAATACTGTGATTTATTCACATCGGGTGTCCACCATGACGTTTTGTTTTGACAAAACTTACTGGGTTGTAATCCAGCTTTCTTTGTGTTGCTATCCTCAAGGAAATGGAATGTGGAACAATCTTTATCTGTTACTGCACTAGCAATATGGTCAGTTGAAGTCTTTTGTGTTGTTATGAGACTTGCAACGTCAACGGTTGTCTTTGTTTGCATAATCAATTCGGCTGTCCATGATGATATTAAACCACCAGCTACCTTAGTTAAAACTCCAGAACAACCAGACAACAGAAACATACCTATAAACGTAAGCATATACAAGCTAACTAGGAACTTTCCTCTATCATTTAGTGGTGTCATTGTTTGTACTCCTTTGGAACTTTACCATAACCAACTACTCTGTCCCATTGGCGTTGTGTGTATTTATTAGTAATGTGATTTGCCTCTCTCATTCGTTGTACGAGTCTCACCGACCTACCACCAACTTGGTGATACCATCTGCTATCCTTCATCTCGTCTGCTGCTGTTTCCCAATCACGGGATTTGACGGCCGCAATCATGTTCTTGAATTTACCAAATCTTGTTTGGCCAAGATTAAACGCCATGTTAAGTAGGACGTGTTGCACATCCTCTGGATACGTATAAAAATCTGAAAATGTCTTATGACAAGTTACGGTCGCTTCGTCAAGGTCTTTCAGGAAAAGCACATCGCACAATTCTTCTGATATAGTTTCGCCCACATGATAGAGGAAATTGTCCTTCGGTTCTATCAAATGACCTATACCGACGGTGGGATAACCTTCTGAATCTAGATAAACGTCAAGCCTAATGCCCTCATCATCAATTAGTTCAGTTTTCAACTGTTCTAAGTTCATAATATACTCCTTTTGTTAGAGGTTGAGGGGAACCCCGCAGCTGCCTCTCGGCAGCCGAGAGATTGGGGCTCCCCTCTGGACTCGCAGCAAAACCCCCTATTATGGACTGCGAGTCATGTTAGTTAGTCCTTCCCTTTAATGTCAACCTTGGTAGGTTTCTTTGATTCGGGAATAACATTCTCTAAAAACACCTTCAATAGTCCATTGACCATTTCGGCGTGCTTCACCTCAACATGGTCTGCTAAAGTATATGCCCGGGTAAATTCACGGTTTGAGATCCCTTTGTACAGGAACCCAAGACCCTTCTCCTCATCAGTTTCATCAACAGATTCGGACTTACCAGTAATCCGTAACGTATCACCCTCAACATTCACTTCGACTTCACTCTTACTGAAACCAGCAATTGCTAGTTCAATAACATATGTGTCATCTCCAGTTTTCTTTATGTTGTATGGGGGATAGCCCGGGATGTATTTACCAAGTTGGTTGTGGGCTGATTCCAGTTGTTCGACAACTTTGTCGAAGCCTACTGTCCACAATCCCATGTCTTTTGTATTAAAGTTTCCCAAACTCGGCCAATCTCTAAAGTTCATTAGATTATTCATTTTTATTGCCTCCTTATAAAGCAAGGTTAATATTCGTAGGAACCCACGCAGGCATTCCTACAACTGTATTATATTTATAACACACTTTACAGTAAATGGCAAGTAAATTAAACAACTGGTGACCCGTAACCCCAACCGTAAGGGACGGGACCTGAAAATGCGACCACATCACCCTCATCCACAGTGAAACCTAGTCGGGGACCACCGTTTATATGGGGGGTGATGTCTCGTCCGTTGACCAGCACCAGAAAAACTTCACTGGATGGAATGCCACAACGGTTCAGGATGTCACCTATACTGGTCCCTGCTTCCACTTCCATGGATCCATGACCATCATATGAGGATAGACTGTTGAATAGACGTACTTCTATAGTGAGAACGCAGTCACCAGAGTTGTGACCGATATTATACTCCGGTTGAGCCAAAACCATCGGAACCTCTTGTGGTATCATCAAGTTCTTCTTTCAAGTCCCATTCGATTTGGGGCACCATCTGTGGCACCATTTGTGCAATTCGGTCACCCGGATTGACACGGAAACCTTTCATTTTGCTGTGATTTATGAGGATAACCTTGATTTCACCACGATAATCACTATCAATTGTTCCGGGTGTGTTCAGAACTGTAATATGGTGTCTTGCTGCGAGTCCAGAACGGGGTCGGATTTGTAACTCAAACCCTATGGGGAGTGATACGGAAATACCACACGGAATGATTGCCATGTTGTCTTGTAGGTTAAATTTGCCTCTGGGGATGATAATAGGTTTCTCAATCGCAGCATACAGGTCCATGCCGACGGAGTGTTCTGTCTCATACGAGGGCAGTTTCACAAAGTTGGATAGCGCCTTCACACCTACCGTGACAGGTGGCTTTCTCGTTTTATATACAATACCTATTTTCTTTTTCCTATATTATACTTCGCTGAAAGAGTCCATTCCTCTTTCTCACTGAATGGTAGAATTTTTATCTGGTTCAAAGATGCCATTGGTTCGTCTTCTATCCACGGGTTCACTAATTTTACCAAGTTCCATTCGTCTAATAGGTTTGCTATGGAGTTTCTCCTAGCAATATCATTTGATGATATGTTGGTTGGTTTTCCGTCAAGGGCAAATAGTTCTTTGAAATGAACTATCGCATACTCTCCCTGTTTATGTAGAATGTGGCAAGACTGGTATAAGGTTTTCGTTTTCTTGGAAGCAACACCCATTCTTGTTAGGGTTTCTCGCACTTTTAAAAAGTCTTGTTCGTTTTCTAATGTCACTTCCACTCCCACACCCAGTTCATCAAAAACTCCCATTTAGTTGTCTCCTCTTGTGTTCTTATTGTCTGCCACCTTTGTCATTTTTATACGCAATAACTTCCAGTTCCGCATCAGTCAATATACTCAAGGCTTCCAAAGTTTTCTTATTGTTATATCCATAATACTCTTGAACTATCTTAAAGTTTTTCTGAGTGTCCTTTTTAGCCCATTCGGTAAACCTACTTTTAGGTCTAATAGTATTTAGGTAAAAATCATTCTTTAGTTTAGCAGGAATATCATAGTATTGGTTCATTTGGTTAGCAAACCAGATGGTGTCATGGAAATAGGAGAACGTTCTATGGATAAGAAAAGAGTGTGATTCAAATCCTTTTTCCATCAGGTCGGGGTCATCCGAATCACGGATGATGTCCTGACCTCTGTTAATTGCTTTCACATAATCAAACGGATTCATCTAATTCATCTAACCTTTGCCTGTCTTTTTCTTTTTGTTCTTTGATTTTCACATCCAGGAGGGTGCACCTCCTTATCGTGTGGGCAGGTTGGCCAATATAACAGGCCTGAAGTGTGGGGTATACCTCAAGTTCAACAGAGCCCGGAGTTTTTGGCACAACATATGTTAATATTTTTCTTGGCCTTTCACCGTAGCCTGCCTTTGTATATATACCTGCGGGTGTGTTAGCCATAAAAGCACAAGGTGGGCGTTTATCCCTAACATCCTGCTTTCCATCTAAAGTGTCAATAATATGAGCTTTCATGGTATTGGTATACGCATATGTAGAAGGCATTTGTATCATAAACTCGTCTAAACGTTGCATTGCTATCTTTTTTGCTTCATCATCACCTATCACAAATTGCTCGACAGTATTTCCATTTGGATTCCAACCTTGATCTCTACAAAATGCTAGTATCGCATTTTCTGCCTTTGTTAATCGATTCTTAGGAACTGGTCTGAAATATTGGAACACAATACTACCAATAGTACCTCTATAGTCCTTTTCTCGTGCTGCCTTATTTGTGCATTTTCCTACCTTGATAATCCACCAGTCCCATATGGGACATTTCACAAAAAAAGCATAGATACCACTCGCATCCGACGCCGGCAACTTGGATCTATCAACGGGCTTATCTAATATGGCCCTAATGGCGTTATTGTGATTCTCATAGAGGTATAAACCTCTGGTTCCAAACCGTTTAATTATGCCACCAGAGATCAATTCATTCAAGCTTTCATAATAGCTGTGAGAAGCGTATCCATAACGCTTCATGCGACGAGCCACTATTTTCTGAGATACAGGGTTATTATAATCTGATACTACCGCTTCTACAATTTTGGTTTTCATACTCTGTTTTTTCATCTAATTAAACTCCACGTTCATCATAATTTCTGTGAGCATCGCAACGGTGTTGATTTCGGTGTCGGATGCGAAGGCGTTCTTGTACTGGTATTCTGCCAGTGTGATGACCAACTGAGGCACACTCTCTGGTTTGGTGTAGTCATAGCAGGTGTCGTACAGTCTCCTACACAAACTTTCAAAGTCGTTATCTAGATTTGCTCCAACCCACTTTCTCATATTGGTGAACTCCTTTTCTTTCAGTGTCGTCACCAAGTCCATAAAGGTCTTGTCAGAAACCTGAACCAGAACACCAGCATCAATCTGACCACATGCCGCATACCTTTGGAGTTCGTTGATGAGTCTACGCCAGTCTGGCATATACTTCATAATCATCTCTGCAATGACCTTCTGGTCATATTGGACACCTTCTGCGTTCAGAATGTACTCAATACGTTTCAGGAACTGTGATGCTAAGAGGGGTTTTTCCTGATTGCCAATTTTGAAATTGACAATGGAACACCTGCCATGCAGGGGTTTGATAATTCTGTTGATATAATTACATGTTAGGATGAACCCACAACTCTTGGAGAACTCCTCCATGAAGTTCCTGAGAGCGGGTTGTGTAGATATTGCGTTAAGATAGTCTGCCTCATCTAGGATTACATATTTCTTACCATCGTTGACAAGGGACATAGCTGACGCATAGTTCTGGATTTTGTTTCTTAGGGTGTCAATGTTACCTTCCATGGAACCATTGATTACGATGTAGTCTGACCCCAACTGGTTGACCAAAGCCTTAGCAACAGTAGTTTTACCCACACCCGGACCCCCATGTAACAGGAGATTTGGAAGATTACCCTGTTTCAATAGGTCCGAGAAGTTGGATTTCAAACCATTAGGTAGAATACAATCATCAATTGTGGTGGGCCGATACTTCTCAACCCACAGGTATTCTTTAGTCATTGGATTCAACCACGACATAATATTTCATGGTGTCGTTTTCAAATACCGTCATACGTGTAGATAGAGTTACCTGATACGTGGCAGAAAGCAATTTGAAATACTCTATCTTCATTACGTTTCTGAATTTGGGTATCGCCTTAAGGTCTGTTAAGACCACCTTTTTATAGGTATGCGATAAGCTATCATTCACATCTGTAGCTTGCATCATTACGTTTGTACCATCACATGTAAACACGATATTGGGTCTCTGCATCACCCTAGCAGCTTTCAAGACCTCATCTAAGACATCAGCTTTGAGTTCAAATGTCAAAAGTTCATCTTCCATATCTAGCGTTTTCTTCTTGGGTGAACTGACTGTCTGTGGGTCTGCGAAACGGTATATGCTCTGTGAGGTTTTACCGTTAATCATCAGGTAATTGTCTGCGAATTTGAATGTCGGTTTGTCAAACAAATCCAAAACTCCAAGAAAGAGGTTTAGGTCGTAGATAGCAAATTCTTTTGGAAACGGTGTCTCCAACTTCGCAACAGCCAGGACGGTGTGACTCGGTGACATTGTTGCCAACTCATCCGTAGTGTCAAAGACCAGCCCTTGATTGATCGTTGCAAAGTTCTTGAGGATATCTATTGTCTTATCTGAAATATTCATTATATACTGTCACTCCATTATTTCATTATATTAGGTATTATACACCTATTTTGAGGCAATGTCAAGATTTTTCTTGTCGGTAAAATACAGGAGTAAGATAGCATAGTGAGCCAACTTGAGAAGGTCATCCCTATTGCGTCCTCCCTTTTTACCATACCTTGACGCATATTTGATACAGGATGCCCGTATATGTTCTTCTACGATGCCTACAGACTCCAACAAATCGAGCACCTGTATCTGGTCTTCCTTCCCGACATAGTGCTGATTATATGTCGAGAGTATATACTTTTTCACTTCATTTAGATAGTCATCTTCATCATATTTCATAATTTTCTTCACGGGTTACCCCCTGGTTAGTTTCATAATCTTTTCCATCTGAGCCTTGATAATTGGACCACGGTTGGGCCAATGTATGTAAGGTTCGTCACTCTTACTCAAATTGTATAAGAATGGTAGAACGATTCTTTCAATCTCCTTGAATCGTGCTTTAACGTTTTCATCAACAACCTCTGCTGTCAACGATTCATTAGCACCAACCCTCTGCATCAGCTCATTCGTCAATGCCTTGATAGCAGAGACATCTGAGGCTAAAGCCGTATCGGTGGCTGAAGGTGGTGTTTCTTCTTTTGGTTTCTCACTTACCGGGGTAAATCCCCAATCATCTGTCAGGTCAAATCCTTCCATAAAATCTGGTAAGTCGTTATCCATCATTTTTTCCCTTTCTTTTTCCGTTGTTTCTTTACTTCTTTTTGTCGGTTCATCTCATCCATATCGGCAGTCGCAGCTACACCAATTGCAGCTAAATCTATTAAGGAACCACCAAAGTTGTATGACCCTGTATGGATCAAATGCATCCATGGACATAACCAAACTTTCAATCCAGCGGCTCTTGCCCACTGACAGAACATATAATCCTCTGAGAGGTATCGTCTGCTTTTGGAGTCAATCACACAATCAAAAAATGCCATAATCTCCCGTGAACCATCAAATGCTTCTGTTCTCACATGGTCTGGTTTGTACATAAACTCAGGGTATGCTTCTTGATACTTCTCTAGGGTCTTACGTTGTATCATCATGAAACCAGTTCCGCCCTCTAGGACCTCTACTGGTTCGTTTATTTTAAGTGATATATCTCCCTCGACTGGATTAAACACATAGTCTCCAACGTATTTATCTAAATCGTTTGGGTCTTGGTCTGCATATCCCTTATCAACTGCCTTTTTAATTTTCTCCCACGCAATCGTTTTCTTTGGGTATGGGCCACAGATAATGTCTTTGTCACCACCTGATAGGGCAGCGAGTGCTAATACGTCGTTAGCATCAAACCCAATGTCACTATCAATGAACATTAAATGGGTGCAATCAGACCTGAGAAATTCATCCACTAGATAATTTCGGGCCCTTGTCACAAGAGACTCATTGAACAGGTAAAAGAACCTGACCTCTACACCATACTTTGCAGATAGCAACGCTAAATCTGCGGTTGACTTGGTGTACATACCAGAACACATACCCCCATACATAGGGGTAGCTACAAATATTTTTCTTTTCTGGAGTTCTTTCGCATCAATTGTAATTTCCATACCTATACCTCATATTATGTTACAAATTTCACCGTCTTATTTATATAAAAAAACAGGGAGAATTTCTCCCTGTAGAAGTTTATGTTGACGTTTTTAGAAAGGAGCCAGACTTTCGTCTGCATCACCATCCTTGGTGGTGACACCTTCTTCTTCTTTATTTTCTCCGCCTGTCTCGGATTCTTCCAAGTCAGACATTCTGGACTGCTCATCAATCTTGGTGTAGAAGTCAAGGAAGGAAGTTTTCGTTTCCTCGTCAAACCGGTTGACGCACAACTTGATTGATTCCATCCTGTCCTTAAAGATTGAGAACGCATTGGCGATATGGACTAACCGTCTGGTGGAGATGATGTCATCTGAACCACCCTCTAGGAAAGTCTTTCGGGTTAAATCGGCCCACTCAACGAGGAGACCAATAAACTCGGTTTCTTTCTTGAGGTTCAAGGACTCGAATACCTTACTCAAGATTTTTTGTTCAACAGATTTTGCGGGATAATCCTGCTCAACTGTAATGGGGAACCTCTCAAGGAAAGCTTCATTCAAGATGTTGGTTCCGATGAACTGACCATCTTCTGACCCTTTACCCTTGGTGTTACCAGTTGCGATAACGGTGAACCCTGGAGCAGGTTTTACATATTCACCAGTCTTTTTGATGAAATATCCAGAACCCTCTAGGATTGACTGCAAGCACATAACTCTTGCGGGATTTGCAAGGTCAATTTCGTCCAGAAGCAATATAGCGCCCCGTTCCATGGCTTCGATAACAGGTCCCTTAAAGAACGCTGTCTCACCATTGACGAGCCGGAAACCACCGATTAGGTCATCTTCATCAGTTTCACCCGTGAGATTGACCCGTATCAATTCCCGTTTTGCGGCAGCACATGCTTGCTGAACCATGAAAGTTTTTCCGTTACCGGAAAGACCAGTGACGAAAATGGGGTAGAATAACTGTGATTCTATGATTTTCCGTAACTTTGTAAAGAACCCGAATTTAACGAATAACTTGTCCTTCTGAGGAATTAAGCACTCCTCCCTGGCGGTCGATGTGACCGTTGCGAGGGTAACGTTATTTGCTACGGGCTGTGACTCTTCCACAACTGTCATAACAGGAGTTGTGGTGCCTGTGTTAGGTACCTGATATTTCCCGTGGGATACACGGAACTCAGTTCTTGCGAACCACGAAGGAAACGGTATCTTTGCTTTCTTCGCAACCTCTTTTATCTGTGATTTGGTGATTACTGCACCCGGACCAAAGGTCTTTTCGGCAGCCTCCACAAATCGTTTTCTTGTAGGTGTCAACATAAATTTAGTTCTCCTTTCAATCTATTTCCTACTCTCATAATACCATTATACTACATATGGTGACCGTGGCAAGCGTTTTTTTACGCAATCTGGTCAATAAATTTCGATAAAATCACCCGTGAAACCAACTTTTTCTTTGTCATTTTCACTAATTGTTCTTTCAGTGTTTCGGCATCCCTTTCGTATCCACCGGCGGTGAATCTACCAAGGTATTCATCTTCAAGCTGTTTCTTAGTTTTACCCAAATCTTTACCACCTTTGATGATGTATAATTCATTGTAACCAGCATCTTTCACAACTACTGCTTGGTGTTTCTCAAAAAACTCTAATGTTGCCTCTTGGTCAATATCGTCACTGGTGAATGCTTCTAATGCTTTAATAATGGGTTGACTTGTGAGGAAGAACCCAACAGCATTCACACCACAACGGTCCCGAAGGATAGTCAAGAGGATCTTGGTCATATTTCTTCTATCTGAATTCCAACATCTGAGAAGCGGCCGCTTCTCAGAAGCTTGAGTGTAATCTTTTTTCGTAACAGGGTCATGGATAATATCATTATTACCCACTACTTCTGCTCTAAAAGGATTATCTATTGGTATTCTGGGAACGACTTCGTTTGTCTGTTTCATTTTAGGAAGAGAGCCAATCTTTTTACAAGCGTTAGAATCTCCATCGGTTAAAAAGACCGTATTCACAATTTGCACATTATTGGTTTTTTGAAACTGTTTCACAATCTCATATGAGCACATAATGGCTTCATTCAGAGGCGTTGAGCATAACCTGTACCCTTTAGGACATGAATCCCACCTTCCGCCCTCTAGGAACTTGGACATTCCAAGCATATCCCGACTACGGAGTTTATGGTCTCTAATTTTCATTTTTGACGAAAACAGATGCAAGAGGCCGAGGTTAGTAATAACTATATCGTTTACTTGGATATTTTTCATAGTTTCTAAAAAGCCCCTACCATACGGCGGAGTGTAACCATCGGCAAACGCATAAACGTCGTAAGGGATGTTGACCTTTCTGCAAAACTCAATCAACGTCAGCAACTGCTGCATGGTGTTGAAAATGTCGTGTTTCATGGAAGAACTCCAATCAATAAACATGATCAGGCCGTGGTTCTTACCATCTGTCATCACAGAACTTTTTTTGAAAATGTCTTCAGCGAACTTGTAAGTGTGAAGTTTTAGGGGGTCAATAACGCCCGTTTTCGCAGTAAATGTCCGACGAAAATCATCAGCGGACTTTTTCATTTCAAATTCTTTAACGAGATAATTGATGAGGCCTTTGTTTTCGTTTCTCCACGTTTTCAACAGCCGTGCAGAGGTCCTGACACGGTTTGCAGTGAGAATATCTTCTGTCCACCTCTTTAAGTCTTCACCAACCTGTTTTGTACTCACAATGATGTTTTCCAACTTAGGCGTCGGCAACGTCAAGTATGAAATCTCATACTCGTTTGTATTTTCAACTAACCGGTCGGCATTTTCTCTATAGGCTGTGTCTGTCTGGGATACAGGAGCCTGAGCTTCGGTTTCCTTGGAACCAGTCTCCCCACTAGCTGTTCCTTCATCGCTCTGGGTCTCCTCGGTTTCTTCACCTTCTTCTCCTTCACCCCGACCTTCTTCTTCAGAACCTTCAGCAGTTTCTTCACCACTAGGAGCACCGTCCGTTTCTTCGGTCTGTGCATTTTCATCAGGAGAACTACCGGATTCTTCGGTTTCTTCACCTTCTTCGTTTTCACCAGGCTTTCCACCTTCAGAGGTTCCAGACTGTTCGGGGTCGGATTCACTTTTCTGAGTTTCAAAAAGTTCGTCTGCAAGTTTTACAGCATCCTTAAACGTTATGAGGTTTTCCATTCTCTTAACATACTGCATTTCCTCTTTGGAAAATTCAATATCAAGAGCGGTTCCAACCTTGAGTTTTATGTTAAGCCGGTCAATGAGGGGCATACCATTAATACGACCCTTGATGTCCTCACCAAAGAAGCCGTTGTTAATCATCCACCTGTAACCTTCAGTGAAGGCTCTTTTCAGACCGGGATATTTGATTTTCTGTTTCTTCTCAATTCGTGCATCTTCACAGATATTGAGGTAACCCTGATAAACCTTACCTTTCTTACTCACATTGGTGTGCCAACCCTTAGGAGGGGTGTATAAGGCGTGACCAACTTCATGACCAATCAAAAGGTCATAAACGTCATTGCCCATATCCTTCCAGACAGGGAGTCCAACTTTTCGGGATTCCGGTTCAAAATACGCACTGGTGATACCCACCTCATGCTGAACAGTAAGATTTTCCGTCGCCAACAGGCGAGCAAGTTTATTCTTACTTTCGATGTATTTTGCGTATTTGTGGGTGTTTTGCATTAATCTCTAATTACAATACTATCCTATCACACTGGTGGACCATGTCAAGTACTATTTTGCGCTTTTAACCCTTAGAAATCAATGACTTAGCATTTTTTTTCTAACGGCCGACCTCACCGAGATACTTTTCCTTGGTTTCCGGCCATGTTTTCGTGACCAGGTCGTCTAAAAAGAAGGTTTTGTCACTCACACGGTCGTTCCGTTGCAAGGATTCTATCCTACGACGGGCATACTTGTTTTTCCATAGGTCAACCAAGGTCTCCACCGAGTTGTCAAACGCAGGTTCCAGTTTATCCTCTGAGATGTCGGCACGTAAAAATTCGTTGGTGTTGGTGTATAGTTTTGCAAAGTAGATACCACGTTCATGGGAACTTTGGAAACGGTCACTCTTGATATCCAGACCCCTGTAACATGTTTGGTTGCACCTATTGGTTGCATCACGTTTAAACGGTAGACCAGACCTTCTGGTCGCAAGTGTGTACTCCCAATACTTTCTGGGATTTTCCACTCGTAACCAATTCCGCATAACCTTCTTGACCTTCTTAGATGGTTGATATGCGATACTACCTTTGGAATACCCCATACGTTTCCAATATTTGAGGTTGTCATACTGGGACATCCCATGACCCCCCTTGTATTTTCCATATAAAGAGGTCGTGGTCACACCAACCAATTTATCACCGTATGATTTTTCCCACAACTTAGGCACCGGTTCCGACAAGCACAACAACGCTAACAACTTACCACCAACATAATTGAACCCTAGTGGTTGCATGGGAATAATGGTCGACCCTATCGCAGTAAACCGAACCCTCTTTTCATCTGTCCTTTGTTCCCTCGTCCAACCGATTTTCTCGTCACGGGCTGTCAGGTCTAAAAAATCTCCAGATACAGTAATGACACCAAGATATTTTCTTGACACCTTGTCACGGATGAGGAAACTCATCGCTCTCTGGGGTCCCACTCCGGCGTGCATTTGATTTGAACAGAATATCCTCAGTGTCGTCCAGTCTGTAGAGAGTGGTATCTGGTCAGGATTATCAGATGTCGGGACACTTGTGTCTCCTTCTTTCACATACACCAGTTCTGGTTCAAGTCCCATATAGTCGTCAAGGGACTTTGGAATCCAAATGAGGGATTTTGCCCTGTTGATGGCGTTGATTTGTCTTTTGTTTTTTAGACTGTGACCACCAAACAAATCATTCACTGTGGGGTACTTGAATTGTATTTCTTCCCACTTCTGGTACAACGTATATTCTTCAACAGACATTTGGTTAATCTTGTTGAGGTCATCAACGACGGTCTTCCGTATCTCATCTTTATCCACAGCCTCAAACGTTTGGGTGTCATGCCATTTCTGGTACATTTCATCCATCTCTGTCTCTGAAAAGAAAAGGTCTTGTGTCATTTTAATATTATACACCTATTCCTAGTAAATGTCAAGTCTTTACTCGCTTTCTCTTTCTCAAGATGAGCTTACGGTATTTCTGGGCCCGATGGAGGTGAAATTTAGTAGCAACCTTAGTAAACATAACTCCCTCTAGATGGTCATACTCATGTTGGAAAATCCTAGAGGTCAACCCATCAAATTTGATGGTGTCGGTTACACCTTCATGGGTGGTATATCGTACTCGAATCTTATCAGGTCGTTTGATATCAATGTAGAGGTCGGGGTATGTCAAACAGGCTTCTGTGTATCTCAACTTTTTCCCATCAGGTATATCAACGATTTGTGGATTGAACACACCAACAACATTCTCTATATCCAAGTGGTGACCAAATACAAACATCCTGTAAGGCAATCCTACTTGAGGACACGCAAGACCCAACCCCTCATGCTTTATCATCGTTTCCTTCATATCTTCAAAGAGTTCCATGGGGTCAATGGGTGGCTCTTTGAAATCAAAAGTCTCTGTTTGCGTATGCAGAATCTCATCAGTAGGTTTTACTAGGTCGTATATCATTGTATCCTCGAAAAATTCTTATAGGTCTCAAAGTGTATCACGTTGTTGAACTTATCAACTAATGTGTCCTTCTTGTGACTGATGATGAAGATATTGGTACCCTCACCGATTGTTTGGAGAATCTTCATCAACTCGTCTGTGCCATTCTCGTCCAGTGACGCATCAAAAATCTCATCTAAGATAAGTAGGTTGGTTGATGCGCTATTCTTTTTCTTGGCGACTGCCCTCCAACACAACAACAACGCAACGTCAATACGTTGTTTCTCACCCTCACTGAAGTTGCCATATGAAAAATCATCCCTGTGCCGACTCCTTATAGTCTCGTTGAAGTTTTCATCCAGTTTAAAGTTCACGAAAAAATCCATAGACGCAAGATACTTGTTTATCAACTTGTTCATGAGAGGTATGTACTGCTTGATGATTTTCGTTTTGATACCCGTGTCTTTCAGTAACATCGAAGCGATATTGAACAGGGACATTTCCTCAAGCAACTCCGTCTTCTGTTTTTTCAGTTCTGTCTTGTCCTTTTCCAGAGTCTTCAACTTACTGGTCGCTTTGGTTAAGTCCTTCTTGTTGACACACAACGATTCCGTTTCATCCACTAACCTGTTTTTGTATGAGGTCAGGGTGATGATGGCATTCTGTTCGTTGGTAATTTTTTCATCTACCTCTGCAATCCGTTTTTCTACTTCTGCAATCTGGTCTAACCTATCCGCAACTATGTCGATTTCTTTCTGCAACTGGTCGAACCCATCCATGTTTTCGGCCAGTGTCTTGGTCTTTCTTGTGACAATCTTGTCCTTCTGCTTCTCATCAATCTGTTGTTTGCATGTGGGACAGTTTT